TGGTATACAAATCCTTTCGAGGTAACATGCAAACTTGTGGATATGAAGAACTTTACGAAGTGTTTGAGAAACACGAGATCAGCGTGAATATGGCCGATTACATCACTAAATACAGGCATTTTTTGGTAACACCCGAGGGCGAGCCATTGCCAGTCTTTTTTGATGCAACTGAAGCCAATACCGCTGTGACTGTTGAATTTATGTACTGTGTATTGCATGATCTGGGTGATTTGACAGATATAGTTATTGAATCAGCAGAATTCATCATGAGAATTGTGCCCGGTGCCCAGCCCATTCCAGCGTCAGTGCCTATGAATTTCCGTAATGGCTATGATTTTATGTATTTGGATCTGGAAGCAAAGCATTGGAGTTTTGTTGAACCTTATGGCATGGAACCTGTGCAGTACCGCCTGGAAACTAAGGCCAACACACGTGGTGTACCGTATTATGAGTCATGCTATGTGCCACCCACGTTGCTTTCTGCATATGGCAATGGAGATGCCGCCCAACCCAAACCTAAAGCTAAGCCTAAGCAGAAGTTTTGTTTTGATTATAACAAGTTCGGCAGATGCAAGTCTGGTGACAAATGCACTTTCAAACATGATCCCGCTAATCTTCAAGCTGCCGCTGCGAAAATCCAAGAGGATAATGCTCCCAACGTTGACAACAAAATTGCTGACACAGCTCCACCTCCTAAGGTTAATAATGCCGACCACACCGTCGTGCAGATGTTGCATGAGGGCAAGGCTACTAGCACCATCGACGTAGACGTCACCAAGTATATGCACAAAGGTCATCCTTATGCTGCGGCTGCTCGACAGATTATGACTGATCGTATTGCTGCTGACATCTCAGGTGGTTGTTTGTGGGTCATAGGTGCCAGTGGTCAGCACGAGTTGTCGTTGTTGGCTGACAAAACGGTTTGGTTTTGCCCCACGACACGCGTGCTTGACACTGCATCTGACGAAAAATATACCAAGACACTCAACAATTTGAACGCATTTGCACTGAATGAGCCACCGGAGTATGGATGTATGTATGGACATGACTGTTCGATTTACACCAATGGGAAGCAAAAAATATACGTGATTGACGCCACCCTTGACATGCTAGACTATGATGCCATTGATGATGACTTGCCCAGCTATGTTGTAGCGATCGATGTCTTGTACTACTTCAATTCGACTGACAGATCTGAACGTAAAATTCAGCAACTACGGCGTTTGAGGTATGCGATATATAGGGGTGCAGTGTTGTATTCGCTACATCACAATCCTTTGAAGGGTGAGGTAAAGTATGGCGATGAGATAACATTGAATTGTCAAGGAATGGACATCTCTATGAGCGTAGCTGACAAAGTACATGGAGAAGCAACCACAACCATGTATAACCACCTGGTGCAGCCCATTTTGTTGTCGTTAGGTAGCAAGGGTTATGCAGTTGGTCATACTGGTTTACCCATTGCCCATGGCAACCGCATTAACATTTATATAACATTGCTAGCCAATTGGTGTACAACGTATCAACTGCTTAAGTATCAGGCCACCAAACACACACTGGACAAGTTTGATGTGAGAGCACAAGCTAATGTCATAGGGCCCATGATGCTCGATAGCTGGCACATTATGCGACGCCAGCGACCGAATTCAACAAGTTTTTGTTGAAACTGCCTAAAACTGGCAAATATAACAAAGTTTTTGACTTGTTTGCTGGCACAGGCAGAGATGGCAAAGCCATCGCATCACGGTATGGCTGTGAATGTGAATCGAACGATGCTGACCCTGATGTTGTTGATTATTACAATCTAGACAGCAATATTGAACTTGACTCCGTGGATTGTTATGTGGCGAATGCAAAGGAAAACCATATAGTATATTTGGACCCCCCATATTGTTTGTGGGACTCAATGAGGCTTAGTGAAATTGCTCCTGCGTGCATGATAATTGTGAAACATGGTAAGGACAATGCGATGCCGCAGTACATGCAAAAATATCATGAGTGGAGTAATAACGTCATACATGCTTACTGGCCTGGCATGACTGCTAAAGAGATTACACGTGAGAAAAATGCTATGTCAACAACTATATCTGCAGCGAAAAATAAGCAATCTGTAAGCATTTTACAACTTAGAAATACAGTAGCGCCAGCTGCTCGTGCTGTAGACATGTGTCAGCCAGAAGATCATATCGAGCTGCAGGCTAAGTCAGTACTTGATGACCAAAGAATGCAAGACAGCCCTGTTAATGCCGGCACGCTAGTGCCTGAAATTGCACCTAGAACCTGGTGGCAATATATGAGCCAACAATTTGAGCAAACTAATTGGAGTACCGTAGCGCTGTGTGCCACTTCTGTAGTGATTGCCACGACTTATAGCAGGCCTAGACCGTACTCAAAAACAAAACCTTTGTCAATTCGTATTCTGACACCAACACTGCAAGGCATTTCGACTATCAGTCATATCGTATCGTGCTACGACCGTAAGTGGAACAATTGTACTGATGCATTTGCTGACCCAGAGGAGCCCATGGTTTATGACCATAATAGTGCTATTGATTCGACATATCGTGAGTTGGTTGAAGTTTTACCATCAGGTTCCTTGAGAGTGCTAATGTCTTTTGATTACGACGTGTGCACTTCGATAGTATATCAGGTGTGTCGCCAGCTTGCGGCTTATGCTGCTCAGTGCATGCCAGTTCCATTTGTTACATCCATGGCAGGTTTCATCACCGGTGAAGATATTACTGCTGGTGCCATTCGCGCACTCTCTGCTTGTGTCTATTTCGCTAAGTGCTGGCAGGGCAAAACAAACTACGAAACTAAATATGCATTATTTGGCGTTTTGAATATTGTAAGCACAGTTTGGTCAGCATATAGAACAGGCAAATCAGTCAGACGTGTCTGGCGGTCGATCACCAGCGGTGATTCATTGCGTAATGTTGTAAAGGTAGTACAAGATGAAGCTTTCTTCTTGCTACCGGTTGGCATCAGCATTGCCAAAACCATTCGCGCGCCAGCACCTACTTTTCCCACTGCTTGAAGGCCACGGGTGGTCACCTGCGGGTTGCCACCCCATAAAGCACCTGATTTAACACAATGGTTTCACAATGCTTATGACTGGATATGCGCTCACAATGACATGCTTTTGTGTATGTGTATCTCGTCTCTTTTGCCTTCGGTACAAGTGGATGAGGATGTACCTTACCGCATACCAGCATATTGCCCTTTGCCCCGACCGCTTGAACACTATGACCTTCCCAAGAATCCTGCATTTGCTTCCATTAAGCATTTCATCGCTAAAGCAACTTGGCCGCAGATAATAGATAAATTGAAAGATCCAAACGACTTTGATTTGTTGGTTAGACACATTCAATTTAAATTCAAGCTTAATAACAAAACGCTGTCGCATCAGGAGTTTGAAGCTTATTGTTCCGATGGTTGCCCCCACAGAAACCCGCATTTTGTGGACACCATGGCAGCGCCGTTAGTCGTGGGCACGTCTTTTGTGGCACCCCTACAAACTTACGAGACTTGCCAATCCACTTTGCTACAATGCACACGCAGGACTGTCAAGCAATATGCCCCCGTCGATAGAAACATGTTATTTAACATTATACACTTTGTGGACCATATGTTTGGGGAACAAGCAACTGGGTTTTACATTCGTAGGGGCACATACGACCATTTCGTTGAACCAATACGTTATGTTGCCTCTCTCACCATTGATGAGTTACGTAATTGCACTAAAAACCCAGTCACCTATGAACGTTACAACCAAGCTTATCATTCATGTGAGTCTGTTCCAGAGAAGTATATCAATGTCAAAATGCAATCGAAAAATTTTGAGCTTTATTCCAATTTGGACAAAAGTCCAAGGGGTATATTTAATGTTGATGATGCCGCCAAGACCCAGATGGCTTTGTTTTGGAATGCACTTGATCACGCATTACGGAATTCACACACCTACCCAATATGGACTGCTGGATATTCTAAGGAAACTTTACACGCCAAGTTAAATGACATATTGACGCAAAGAGATGGCCAAATGCACACGTCCACAGATAGTTCCCAACACGACGGCAGATATGTAGCAGCTCTACTCATGATTATCATGCATATTAGAGAGAAATGTGAGAACCGCCCTTGAATTGATTTCCAACATGCTAATGGCCAAATGAACATGCGTTTGGATAATGGAATGTCTGTAGTCATTGACATTCTCGGGTTGTTCACCAGTGGCCACTCCTTTACGTACACATGGAATACTTTAGTCATGCAGATCACTGGTTGGACCTCAGATTGGGTACACCATGGTAGGCCAATGCTGCATGGTTGTCCGTTGATTATGACAGATGTTATTTCGTCAGGGGATGACACTGATTTCATTGGTCCAGGCTCTGTGCCATTTGCGGCATATTACGCCAAGGTGGGCTTCGAACTCAAGAGCGATTTTGCTGATACTACCATTTTTGCATGGTTATCAAAGTTTTATTACCGAGATGTTGAAGGTGTTTCATCGTTCCGCTCTCTTGGCAAGCTCATGTTCCGCTCACTTTACCAGGTTAATGAGTCTGAGATTAAAATTCATGATTGGTCGCGATATTTGGGTAAGCTCCGTTGTTATCATGATGACAGCAGAGGCATACCAATAGCACAAGCCTTTATTGATGCAGTTGTTCAGGCAACCAAAAGGCGGGTGAAGACATTGGATCATGAAAGGATAATTGCCGACTCATACAAGCATATGCGCAAGGACATGAGATATGTTTACAGATCCAGGGGTTATGCTACAGAGCAACAGGTTGTAGCTCAGATCCGTGCATTGTTTAATTTTTACGGCCCTTCCCTCTCACTGCGAGTGGACGATTCGGCACGCTTGGTAGTGCAAGCTGTTTACGGGATATCAATCACAGAACAGCAATCGTTCGAGAGGGAAATCGTCTATCTGCCTCCCGCACACAGGTGGCCGTTGGGGGCTATTTTAGTACCTCGCAGATTTTCCGAAATGTTGGACAAGCTGAGGCAGGATGTTTAGTCGTGCTGTGGCGGTTTTCTTTTTTTACCGCCATAGTCGTCTTTTACCTGCTTCAGCTGTTTGTGTGTCAGCACTTGGCTGGCAACCTTCTATTTAAAAATACCAAACGTCGAAAAACAATCATTAATCGTAGATTTGTTCGTTCTTATGGGATGATATATGAGGTGGTTTCGACCACCAAACAACTAAATAAAATTATCATGGCAAGGACAACAGAACAGAAGAAAAATGCTAATGCAACCAAACGTAGTAGTCGTGCAATGCGTCGCCGTGCTATGCAGAAAGCATTGGGCTCAATTGCAGCAGATTTGCAAAATCCAAAAGTAATAGGTAAAGGTGCGTATAATTTGTCTAAAGCATACAAAGGAAAGAATGCAGCAGCTAAGCGTTCTGCTATTCTCAATAAAGCTGTTGACATCGGAGGTCGTACTCTTGATGCTGTGAAACAATTCAATAGTGGTGATTATCTGGGATCACTCATGTCTGGTATGAAGATACTCGGCAAAGGGGAATACCAGTTGAGACGCAACACTATTGCACGTGATTTGACGAACTCACAAGTACCCTACGTCCACGGTGCAAAAGAGTCCATCAGGTTCAGGCATCGAGAATATTTGGGGGACTTGGTGTCACCAGTTACAGCAGCAACTTTTGCCACTCAGACTTACTATGTCAACCCTGGCATCAGTTACACTTTCCCCTTTCTATCTCCTATTGCTCAGCAATTTCAAGAGTACCGCTTCCACGGACTTGTTTTTGAGTACAAATCAACATCTGCAGTAGCTATCAATTCTACGAATATTGGCATGGGTGTTGTTGCAATGTGTGCACAGTATCGTTCTGATGCGCCCACTTTCACCAACAAATTGACTATGATGAATGAAATGTGGTCTGTTGACGGACGCCCATCTGATTGTTTTATGCTCCCCATTGAGTGCGCCCCGCATGAAACTCCGATAGATTGCTTGTATGTCCGAGGATCTGCAGTCGGAGCTACTGACAATGTCAAGTTCTATGATCTGGCTAAAGTGACTGTCGCCATGACTGGCATACCAGTTGTTGAACAAGTGATTGGTGAATTGTGGGTATCTTATGATGTTGAACTTTTCAAGCCCCAAGCCGCATCAATACTTGACACTTACCAGAGCATGACTGAGTTTACTATTGCTGGTGAAACTTCAGGTTCATTGTTTGCTGGGCCTGTTGTATTGTATGACAACATCGGGTTTCAAACGAGCACTTGGGCTGCACCTGGTGGTGGGTGGACGCCGAACGGGCAGTTAGGACTGATCAACTGTACCCAGAATTTCACACTTACCACGACCATCATGAACAACGCTATAGTTGGCACTACTGTTACAGTAAGTGCCGATTCCATTGTTTTTCCTGTTGGTATAGTTGGCACTTATCTCGTTTCTATTGATTTTACCGGCGCGTCTTCAACCACAAGTTTTGCGAGTGGAACAGATGCGTATGGCAACACTTTCTACGGATTGGGTTCCCAAGCCAATCAGAATAATTTTGTTTGCATCCGGGGTCTCAATCCCACTGGAGGTACTAACACTTCAGCTGTACTCAATTACTACATTCGTATACTCAACCCATCAGCTCAAACCGTGATCACTTTTGCAATGGCACCTACGACATCTGGAGCAGGCTTGGTAACCATCATACAGGCAAATCCTAATATCTCTTAGCGATTGATGCGACACCGTCAGTTTGAACGACATGATTGTTTAAGGATGAAACATGGAAGGAAAACAAGAAAACATTTTGGGTAA